CGATACCTACGCCAAGCCACTCCAGATTGATGAACAGAATCTGCGTCTTTGTCAGGTCTAGCGTGACACCACTAGGGCCGGTCCCGTTGAACGGGTCTACGTTCCAGCTTGCTTGAGCCACGGTACGGCTGTTGTTGACTGAACCGCCCGTGTATGTGCGAATAACGAACGAGACCGTCGAACCCGCCTGCTCCAGATATACACCGTTGTTGGTGTTGAACAAGCCAACGCGCTGCGTCAGGTTCGTCTGCGCCGCAGCCATCGTGAACGTCTGCATGGTAAGAAAGCTCTTACCCGGTTGATATGCAAACGACCTGAATGTTTGTGTCCGTGCAGTTGATCCAGAGGACGTAGTAACCGCAAGCGCCACGGCGCTCTGGTTAGTAACGAAGGTTACCGTGCCACCCGTAGCCGTCTCTGAATCATAGGCTACGTCTTTGGCGTAGCGGTTCTGGCTATCAAAGAGCGTAAATGGCTGACTGGTACGCAGTCGCCCAAACGAGTCAGTGGTGTTGCCACCGAATGCCGTGTAAGTAGGAGTGACGCTAGACGTACCGCGAGCGGGATAAAGGGTAATGCTCATTGTGCTTCCCCACCCGTGATAGTGATGGTGCAGCCTGCCGCAGAAGCCTTAGCTTGAACCGTACCAGAGGCGTTGATTATCTGCGCTCCGCACCATTGCAACGTGCTATACGCCGGGATGCTCGCGTTATACAGAATAGCGTTAGATGTGCCAGCAGTGCCAGCAACGGGCACGAACGAGACGTAGACATTGATCGCTCCCGCCGTGGTATTGCAGATGTCGAACTCTTTGATATACGTGCGCGTGTCTGGCGGCACTTTATAAAAGGACGTATACCCGGTGGTGATCGTACCCTGCCCAAGCTGTGTCCCAATAATGTTCTGGAAGTTGGTGGACATTAGCAGTCCCCTCCCAGTCCCAGCCAACTACGCACGCTCAGGTTACCTAGTTCCTGAATCACCTGTGCGACACCAGAATCGATCTGGTTGTAATACAGCCGCTGTTGGTTGTTCAGCAGTTCTTGCTGGCGCGGATCGTAATTTGGCGTAGGGATTACGAGGTTAGGAGCTTTGGGAGGTGTAATAGTACGCATTAGGCGCGGCGTCCATCTGTTCGCATATCAAAGCGCATAGAACCTAGCTGCCATGTCACCCCGACATCCGTGGAGTCAATCCTGAACGCCATCTGCCTTCCCCGCACGCGGGTATAGACCTGCCCCGTGAACTGCTCGACCGGATATACGTTTGGCGGTACAGGAGCCTTTACCGTGTTCTCTACCGTAGGGCTAGGCACGGGGGAGGTGTAAGCCGTACCGGAGTTAACCCGTGGCTTGACCGTCAACATGACGATGGGCGCTCCCGCCGTTGAGCCTTGGAACGTAAGGTCAGGGAGCATCCTGTAGACAAACGCGAAGTTCTGTCCATCCTCAATGTCGAAGTCTGCCGTCTCAATGTACGCAGGGATTGGATCAGGGCTGGACGCACTTACCGACGCATCGTCAATACCGTACTCATGCAGCATGAGTTGGTTAGGAACGTAGTAGGTTATAGGCGCGTACTCAGCGTGCGCCGCTGCCGTCGTTCCATTCACCCCGCGAACGCATCCCGTGAATGTATTACCTACGATGGAAGCGTAAGAAATCTGCTCAGAGTCTATCGTGATGACTCCAGTAGCGGGATAAGTAATAGCATTAACCGCCGGAATTAGCGTGTCGGTATCACTTACACTCGCAGCCAAAAACGAGTTCTGCAACGAAAACGCAGCGAAAGGAGTTTGTCTGGCAGCGGTGGACAGCCACGCGCTACGGTTCATTGTTCCGTAGTACCAGATGTTTTCCAGATAGTTATAAATGATATAGCTATCGTTTGTGTCACTGCCGGTAGATGGGTAGAACCACCAGACTTCGTTGAACGCCGGATTTGTTCCCGCGACAACTTGAATAGTCTGTGATTGGTTAATGTTCTTGAACACATAGTTACGCAGCGTACAGGGCAGTGTTTGCACCTGACCGGAGTACATATAGAACTTGTCCGTGCCCATCCAGTAGGTGACGTTGTTCACCGTGATGGCTGCGTTAGGCGAGATGATGGAGACGTTGTCCATCAGCAACTGGAAATTGAACACGAACGGCGCTCCCACGTACTGCATGGTGTACAGCGCAGTGTCCGACCAAATAATAATTTCTTGGCGAGTAGGGGCTGCTGCTACCAGATAAGACCCGTGCCCTAGAACCTGTTCGCCGGACTGATTGCTTGTCTCCGGTACCCATTCCGCAGGGTTACTCTGATCTGACCAGCGCACCAGCATAGGGTTGAACGTGGGGCTAAAAGTCGTTGGGTCATACGGCGTAGACCCGATAGCCACTACAAACTGATACACCGTCGAGACAAGCACCTGATTAGTTTGATTAGGTGCGTAACGTCCCGAATAACTGAACGTGTAGGGATTCCCGTCTGATACGCCAGAAGTTGCTACTGATATAGGCACCGTAGTACTGCCGGGGATATAGGCAGTTGTGACGTAAGTCCCCGTAATGATACCTGTTCCTGTGATAACAGCACCGGGATTGATGCCCAGCGAATCCCCGACAGTTATGCTAGTAACGCCTGAACCAAACGTAGCCGACTTGGATGTCTTAACTACGCCGTTTGCATAAGTATTGATCGTAACAGCAGGAGCAAAGGTTGCAGTATCTTTCTCCCAATAATAGATAGGCCCGCCATACAGTGCCATGATCAGGTCTTGGCCGAAGTTACCCTGCGACCAAAGATTGAAGTTGGTAGGCAACGTAACGTGCCCCCACCCGCCACCGCCCCACGGGCCAAGACCCCAGCCAAGTGCTGTAGGAGAATAGGTGGGATCGGATGCGTTAATGGCAAACGTAGCGGTCTGAACGCTTGCTAGCGTTGCAGATGAAACAGCGGCAGAGGAAGCAGAAATCGTTATGTAGGACGAGAACGTCGCGTCCGTGGCGACAACCTCATAGTCCCCCGCGTCTATAGTTATGCCTCCTACAGTTACAGGACCAGTCAGCGTGACCCACGCGCCGGGATAGGCCCCGTGATTTGTAATGGAGATGGTGACCTTTTTCGATCCCGCAACCGTCGTGTAATCGATGGTACTAAGCGTGGTACGGACAGGCGTGATAGGGTAGTAGACGTTGTTGTACTGAACGTAGTATCGCTGGTTGGTGCCAAATGCGATCAGGTCTTCCCCGGATAGAGAAACCCAATTCCAAAGCGAGAAAGTGACGCCAGCAAAGGTCTGATCAAACGCGAAGTTTATCCAGCCGCCGATCTTCTCAGCATAGCCAGACCTGAAACGAATCTTGTCACAGTTGTAGAACCCGCCTTCGTTGGAGTAAGTAGTATTCTCCTTATTGATGCCGGGTTTGAACTCTACCTTTGTCAGTGGCATGAAACGCTCCAGCCTTGCCGATCATGCAGACCATGCATCACTTCTTCCAGAAGTTGTTGATCGCCAGATTCAGTACGCCACCGATCAGACCAACTTTGGCTGCGAGGACAGGATCAACTGCACCGGACGCGCCGCCAGAGGCAATGATGGTCAGGGTGCCGCTCAGAAAGGATACGATCTTGTTGCGCTGCGAACGCTTGGCAGGAGTTTGGTCGCTCATTTGTGTCCCTCATGTTCCAGTGAGTAGTGATTACCGTCGCGGAATCGTCCGCCCCATGTACCGCCCATCGATTCCCAATACTCTCCAAGCGGGAGATGGTCTTCAGTGGACTCTAGGTACTTACCTTTCTTGAACAGGTTAAAGTCTACCGCCAACCGGATTTTATGGTTGGAGTAAGGATGGCCGTAACCGCCCGGTATGCCCATGACATTGTGTACGCGAGGATCACGGTAAGCATCCCCGAAAGTCAATTCATAGCCGTTATCATACGCCCAGATGATCAGGTCTGCGACCATCCGGGTAAACCGGCGTTGTTTGTCCCCCAGAGACTCAACCATACCCATCAATGCCCCTTGTCTGCTTTACCGTCTAACTTGTCTTCGATCCGGTCCAACTTGCGAAAGATGGCATCGGACAGGTCTTTGAAATCGGTTTTGTGTACGCGGTCGTTGGCGATCTCTTCGCGCAGCTTCGACAGGTCTTTTTTGAGTGCGCCTACCGCATCCCACAGTTGCCGCGCCAGCCAGCCAAAAATGGTCGCCATCAAAGTAAACCCCGCGTTAATTAACCACTGGAGTTCGCCCTCGTTCATTACGCGGTAACTCCTTTGATCACAGCAAAGTTAATGATGGGTTGCTCAGTTATTGCTTGGATATTTTGAATTTGAATGCGGAAACTACCTGCACTCACTTGAGTAACACACAAGTTATATCTGTTTGACGTAGCACCGCTACCAAAATTGACGATTACTACATCAGTAGCAGCGACGGTAGAGTTGGTAACAATAATATTGTTATATCCAACAACTGAAAGTACGTTAACTAGGGTGATCTGCCCACAAATAGCGTTGATCGTAACTCCACTATCCCGCGTTCCAGTTTGAAGAACCGTGCTTCCAGCACCCGTGCCATATCCGATACCGGAGTTCGCGCCTGTACCAAGCGACAGAACCTTACCGTTGAATTTATTCGGCGCAGTTCCCGCTGCATAAAAGTTGGCGTTAGCTGCTCCAGCAGCAATGTTGCTTACAAACCCGACGTTATCCGTAGCCGAGCTTAGCGCACCTACGGTAAAACCGACTTGGTATGCAAGGGTCGTCCCCGCCCCAAGGGTTATATTTTCTGCGGTGAAATGATAGTAATTCGTTACGGCAAGTGAGGATGCTTGCGTCGAAGGAAACGACCGAAATGTAGTAGCCGAAGTATAGGTATGGCTAGTATTGTCTTGGATAACATTATCCACGACGATGGAGTAAAGATTAGCAGTCGCGCTACTTCCCAAACTCTTGTTGATGTTAAACGTAATCGCGTTAGCAACAGAGGGAGCGGTAGTACCGATACCTACTCCAGCCCCGTTAATGATCATCTGTTGAACGTAAGCAGATCCAAGATTAGGAGTAACTTGAAGAGAAATCTGTCCGGGGACGCTATTTGCTCCGATTGTTCCAGTGCATTCGGCTGTTATAGCCACAGCGTTTCGCATTTCCCCCGTGGGAGTACCTGCATCCCATCCTGCAAATAGAAGCCCCCCAAGAGTGTCGCCTGTGGTTACTACGCTAGGTGACCCTGCAACGAGCCTTGATTTCTGAAAATACTGAATAGGTCCCGCAGTATTAGCACTGCCAAAAGTAAGCTGCTGTCCGATAAACGCATTGATCTGAGAAACTGCCGAAAATGGAGTAGGGTTTGCTACGGATGTATTAGCACCAATAAATACATACCCATCTTTTGTGATTATAAAAGGTGTCGAATCCGGGTTGGTATCATCCTCAACAAGCAGTGCGTGACCATCACCAACTTGAGTAACCCGAAGAGCCGGGGTTGTTGCATCGTTGGCGGATATAACAGAAGTGCCGGTGACCGACAGCGCAGTGCCTGTACCGCTTTGCTGGGTAACTTGCAGGACCGTGCTGGGGCCAGATGAAGTAACGGTAGCGGGAGCTACAAGTGAATTTACTGCGGCAACTACGTTGTTCGTACTATTACAAAGCAGAGCTACTCTTTGCCCATTTCTAACCAGTACGCCGGCACCGGCAGCGGTCTTTACAGTTACACCAAACCCACCAGATGTGTTGTTGTATATAAAATAAAGTTTTTTGTTGTTTGGTACAATCAAAGTCCGCGCAGCGGTAAGAGCGCCTGTCAGTTCAATGACCATGTTTCGTGCGGTGCAAGACGCACCGTTTGACATCGTCAGTACGGTATCAGCGCCGTCAGTAATCGCCTGCGTGGTGTACCCACTGATCGCCTGTTCAAGCAACGTGCCCATATTATTGTTGGTCGTGGTGCCCCACGTACCCGGTTGGTCACCTGTCCCAATCAGTTCAAGCGCAAGATTGGGTGAATACGTGCTGGTCATGGCGCACCTTTAAGCAATCTGGATGATGGACGATCCGACCCCAGCGGGAGGGAACTGAACCGTGAACGTGCCTGCCGCCGTCTTTGTGGCCCCGAAGGAAAGGATTGCCACTGAGCGGTTTGCGTTACTGCTATTGTAGATCAACGCCCCAGCCGCACTGAATGTAGCCGGAGTCCACACAGCATTGGCAAAGTTGATATATGCCGTAGTCGTAGGTGATCCGCCCGTAGTTGGCACCTGAGTTACCGTAAGAGTCAGGCCGCCTGTGGTGTAGCCGTTGCCGTTAGCCACTTCGTTCAGCGTGGTGTATGCCGTAGTCGTGGCATCCAGAGACGCGAGGCTGGTGTACAGAGCGATCTTGAATACGTCTTGCGTACTGGCAGTCAGCGCCCGGTTAGAGGTGCTGAAGTTCATGCCCCCGCTCAGTACATCGGTCTTGAAGGAGTTGGTGATTGTTTGAGTGATAGCCACGGTGCCCTCGCTTAGAACGACACGCGACTTTGACCGCTACGATATGCATCGCGACGATCTTTGCCCTCACCCAGTACTTTCAGCATTTCCAACGCTTCCTGATACTTGGCCTCATACATATTGGCGAGGTCTTGGTCGCCCTTCATGTAGATATACGCTTCACGCAGCGTGCCGTAGATCAGAACACTATCAAAGTTAGTCCCCAGCCACGATACCTCCGAAGTCACAATCGACTCCGGGTAGTAATAATAGTGAAGTTCTACCTGATAGCTCTGATTGGGCGTCGGCCCCAGTATCAGAGAGTTGACATCGAATTGCGCGTAGTGCGTAGGCTTGCCTGTCGCACCGGGGTACGGGAAGGACTCGCGGATGTACTCGACATCCTTGTTCAGGAGGTACTCCTGCGCGGACGTATCTGGATCAATCACCGACAACGAGAACGTCGCCAGCCAATCATCCGGCAGCGTAAGGTACTTGTTGTTCAGGGTCGTGTAGCCGACCTGATTCTTCCTGAGCGCAGGAATCTGAACAGCGTTGTAAATCCGTTGCTCCGCAAGCTGTACAAACGTAGGAATATACGAGACGAAGCTAGGCTCCGTGTTTTCCGTATAGTTCTGAATCAGTTGTACAAGGCTTGTGTAAGTAACGGCCACAATCAGCCTACCTCGGCGGTATCCGACAGGAACTTCGTTCCTTTCGTAGCAGCACCAGCACCACGCATGGTGCTGTACTTTTTCTGCTTGGTACCACTAAGCCAGCGCCCTTTGACCAATACATCGGCCTTGCCAATGTCAGTCTGGGGATAGCCGTTGCAGTTAGGAACCGGAACCGATTTGATATTGCTCATCACTTGCCCCGCGACGATTTGCCTTGGTTCATAATGCGAGAGACATTACGCCCATACTTTTTCCGGTCCAAAGAAGTCGGGCCACCGGCCTTCATCTTCTTAACGCTCATGGGCATCGACCCACAACCTTTACCGCCTGCCATAAACCCTCCTATGAGGTCAGAATCGTAACAGTACCCACACTAGCCCGACCGATCAGGTCATTAGGGGTCAGGCCGAAATCAATGCTTCTAGCACCACCTACCGGGTTCCAGCCCCACTGAATGATGCGACTCCCTGTAATAGGAGTATAGTAGCTCGTATCTGGACGCGGATCACGCACTGCTTGCGGATCGTTTACCGGATACATCCCCAACTGCAACTGCGGTTGATCAGGCTCCCAGCACGTTTGGCAGACCTTGATGTTGACGTTCTTGGTCTTGATGACCAGCGTTTTAAGCTGAGTCAGCTTATACCTGAACCCACATCGGTCGCACTCAGCAATTGAGTTCTTGGCTGATGCAAACTTGCTAGCCACGGGTCACCCTATGAACATCTGCCGGGGGACAAACCGTACCGAAGCCTTTTCCCGATCCTCTTCCGCTGCAAGCGCCCACTGCTCATCATATACAGACTTGAGCATCTGGATGCGTTCTTCCGCACCCTGAATCTTCATCGACAGGCTGTATGCCAGACCTGCGATCAGGCAGGGGAGAAAGCGGAACGGAATGTCTTGCCCATTCACACCATTACCCGCCTCCTGCATACGGCGAAGCCGCCAGTACACAAAGGTATAGGTGGTCGAGTTATCCGGCTTGGGCCAGACCACGATCCTTGGATACTGCACCACCCCAACGGCGCTAGTCGCACCTGTTCGTCGGTCAATCCAGACTTGGATCGGACGCCCCGTGGCGTTCTTGTTCGGGATGGATGCGTAGGTGCTGTTTGATATCCGGGTGATATTGATGTCGATCTGGGTTGTCCCAGACCCGGTGCGGATCACATGATCCAGCAAGTCCACGGTGTCGATGGGCAGATCGTAGGTATCTTCGTTGTAGGTAAGTACTTGCTCACCTTGCTCAACCGTCCAGAGGTTGATACCACGATTGGCCCAATCCAGCAGAAGCAGGTTCAGCGACCGGCGAGCGGTACGCACATCATAACCAGAACGAACCTCTGCTCCGCATCGCTCAAAAGCTTCTTCAATGATCGCATTCAGATCAAGGTTGAACGCCGTACTGTCTGAGGTACGGGTGTTTGACGCAGCGGATGGGTTAAGTATCAGCGTCATGGTCAGGTGCTTACAGAACGAAGGACAGAGAAGTTGATGACCGGCGTGTCAGATGTCGTACCGCCTGTCGTGTAGAACGTGATATCAAATGATCCCGTAGCTACAGCGGTTACAAAGGCAACGTATTTGTTTGCCGCGTTTGAGGAGCGCACAGACAAAATAATAGTATCTGTCGAACTCACCAAACTGTTGTTGACCGTGAATGTCGTAGCGGCGGTAGCACCCGCAGCGGTAAACAGCGTTATCGCCCCGGCGGGGTTATTGATAGTGACCGGAGTGGTACGAGACGTACCTTGAGTTACCGCGCTACCTGCGCCGATACCGTATCCAATAAGCTGTGGACTTATCTGGTTAAAGTTACCGTTTTCATCCAGCCGCATCCGGGTAGTGTAAGAAGTTACCGCCCTCCAATAAGTAGGGCTGCTGCTGGGTATGTTATTCAGGTTCGTATAAGACGACGGAGAAGTTCCGCTTGGAGTCGGAATCGCTTGATATGTGATTCCCTGATACACCACCAACGCGCCGATAGAATACGAAGTGGCGGAACTCCAAGTGGTGACAGTTGACCAGCTAGCAGGGGAGCTACTAGGTATGTTGCCCGTAGTTGCTGCAATAGCTACATACGAGAGACCGCCGTACAGCACCAAATCATTTATTGAGTAGGTGGTTCCAGAGTTCCACTGCGTAGTTGCCGCCCCGGATGCAAGGAAACCTTGAGAAAGTGCGAAACGCCCACCGGAAGTTGTCTGCAATCCATACTGATACTGCGGGTAATAAACGCCGTTAGTTACGGTGTACTTACCGAATACAGCATTATCTAGCGTACCGTTACCAAAGAAATACGCCCCAGCAGAAGTAGAGTCGCTGTAAGGGTAGTTTGTCTGTACACCGTTTACAGAATCGAACGCAGCTTGGCTTGAATAGGGGTAGAAGAACCCCTGTACATTAAGTGAGCGATAGTTCTGGGATTGATCGTCAGTAACGTAGACACTTGCGCCAGTATCTATCGTCATCAAGCCTTTCAGTGGAGAAGGGAAGTTGTTTCCGCTATCTCCAACGAGGATGTTGTTACTAAAAGAAGGATACAGATATGTGGGCGAACCATAGGCCCTTGCGGAATACCCACCAGAGAACCCAATAAAAGTGTTATACCGCGCGCCTTTACCCAGAAACGGCGCGCTAGTATTGGTCGTGAAATCTGACCCATGAAACGCTACAACATAGCCTGTCCCCGCAGGGAGGCGTTGAGCGCGGGTATTAAAGAAAAAGTTGTGGTCGGTATTGTATATATTGAGAAAGTTGCCGTTAGAAAAGTACCCACCCAACTGCTCGAAATGGTTCAAGCTGACGTTAGCGCCGGTAGCACTTGCACCTGTAACTTGCAGCCAATACGTCGGGTTAATATCCGGCTGCTGATTGGTGTTGGCCTGAAGGGCTTTGAATGAATTGCCAGAATACGAAACCAAGTCTTCAGCCAAATAAGCAACCGAAGCACTCCATGTAGCATTTGCGGTACGGTCACCGTACAGCTTGAGCAAGCCACCGTTGCTATTGATGCTATTCCGGCTAGCGCAGTCAATAGTGCGATTCATCTGCGGATCACGCGCATCGTTCAGATACGGGACGCAATCAAACAGCATCGCGGCTACTTGGAACTCATAGAAATACAAGCCGGTGAAGAACGCTCTGTTCCACGAAGACACGCGAATAGCGTAGCTTGCTCCGGTTCCAAGCGTAGCAACGCCGCTATCAAAACAGATATCTTCCGCGCCACCTCCAGACTGTTTCTGTCCAGATACCCCACCATCAGAAACAAAACGAAGCATGGTGCCACCAGCAGCACCAGACCATTTCATAATGGAAGCAGCTTCATCTAGTTGAGGAGAGTTACTATGCGTCCACGCGGAGCCTTCACCCTGCAAAATGATATTAGAAGTGTTAATGACGATAGTGGACGAAATCAAGAACGTACCGGGAGGAACAAGAATGGTTCCACCATTTTGCGAGGCCGCGTAATCAACCGCAGCTTGGAACGCAGCCGTATCGTCGGTTACGCCATCACCTATTGCACCAAAGCCGATAACGCTAAGGCCCACGCCTGAGTCATCAGGATCGTACAGAAGAAAGTCTGTATAGGACTCAGTGGTATAAGCCGAAGCAGCGACGGTGTAGCTATAGCGCCCATTGGCAGCGTAGAAGCTGAACTCGCCTTGCGAGTCCGTCGTTACTTGGTTGGTAGGATAAGGCGTGATGCCGTTATCGGAGTAGATTTCAGCAGGAGCGCCTGCCAGAGTCAGAACAGTAATGACCGCATTAGGGATAACATCCCCAGTCGGGCTAGTGATCGCCGTCTGAAACTTCTGCACTTACTTGCCCCCGCATACGCACGACATCAGGCCCGGCCCCTGCCTCTTTGCGCGATACCGCCACCGCGAGACATCTTGACCATCTTGGGCGGGTTTTTCTTGGCCTCAACGCCACCGCCTTTTGCCATCATGGCTCCGGGCACACTGCCTGATCCACGACCCATACCGGCGGCGATACCGGGACCAAACCCACGCGACATACGCGGATTCAAACCGCCGTCAGCCATGCGGATAGTCCCGCCAGCTTTGTAGCCCATTTCCTTATGCTCCTTCTTCTCGTACTCCCGCAGCTTCTTGGGAGCACCTTTCAGAGCGCGTTCTTCTTTCTTGGCGATAGCCTTGGTATCTTTCTCTTTACCAGCAGCTTCACGCTTCTCGTGCTTGGCAAGACCTTTCTCACCTTTCTTCTTGAAGAACGCGGCCATTTCGCTAGACATCTTACCCATTAGATGTACTTTCCTTTGGTTTTGCCTTTAGTGGCACAGCCGTCAACCTTTCCGCCTTTATTGAACCCACGCTCACGCAGTTTCTTCATCACTGCGTTGTCTTCACTAAGAGCGTTTTTGCCAGAACCAAGAATATCCGCAGCTTCTTTGCTGTAATTACGCGGTTTAACCGGCGCAGCTTTAGGCGCAGCTTTAGGCGCAGCTTTAGGCGCAGCTTTAGGCTTAGCTGCTGGTACATCTGCTACGGGCATGGGGCGCTTCTTAGCAGTTACCTTAACGTTTTCAGGCGGTGCAAGCCTTTCACGCTGTTTTTTACGCGACGCTTCAGTACCGAAAGTACCAGACCACGTTACCCGCTTATCTCGACTAGCAGACGAGCCAAGACGCTTCTTCAGAAACTCACCAATACCGATATCAGCCATTGTCATTTCCCCTTACGTTTGTCTGCGGCTACGAACTCTTTCGCAACCTTGGTTGGTACGCCGACTTTCTTTGCAAAAGCGGGGTTGTGCGCGGCGGCTCGCATCAACTTAGCTTGTTTCGGGGTCTTGCTGGGCATAGGCATGAAAATCTTCTAGCAATTCCAAGCCCGCAGGCTTTTGTTAATACGGGAATTGGGGTCTTTGGCGGTTTTCTCGCTGGTGAGCTTCTTCTTCATGCCCTTCATCCGGGCGCAGAATGAGTCACGGCGGGAGCCACCTTCAGGCTGCGGAGCTTTCAGCCCCGGCTTACCGGGATTGGCACGGTTGTAAGACGCACGACCTTTGGCATTCAACCCACCAGCAGGGTTCTTGCCTTCTTTGCGCGTCCACGCGGGAGACTTAGCCATAGGTAAAAACCTCTTTGCCCAGTAAATCAAATAAAAAATGTCTGGTCAAGGGGTCGAGATAACGCTCCAGTTAGGAGATTCACTATCGTCAACAAGGGACCATGTCCCCTCCCGACCTATCTGGAATCCGTTGAACTGGAAGGCATCGGCTTGGAACGCCGTGATGATGTTGGACAGGAACTCTGACCAATTCGGCGTCTGCGAATCTGGGACTGTTCCCCATGCGGGGATACTGCTAGGACTGAGTGCCCCCCAGCTTGGTACTTGCGTATCGGGGACACTCGACCATGCCACGCTACTTCTCCGGTTTGGTCAACGTCGCATGAATATCATGTATAGCTTCTTTAAACCACGACATAGCGAACTGCTGAAAATCAGGACTACGCTGAACAATAGCAGGGTGCATACCGTTACCCCACACTGCGATAAAATTGCAGTCGTATCCATTTGGGTTTACCTCCTTATCAGCATGGGGGGCGTTACCCATGCGCCACTCCTTGGACAGGTAGTAGAAACCCATCTCTGAGAACGGCTCCTTGTGGGTAGGATCACCGTAGTAGCGCGTGGACGCCCAGTGCGGAATGATAAGGGTGCATTTAGCCCCCGGAGTCAATACGCGGAACAACTCATTGAAGAAGTGGGTACGTTGCCACTTACCTTCAAAGTTGGTCAGATGCTCCAGAAAGTGGCTGCAATGCGCCTCTTCAACGGAATTATCTTCCCACGGCCATGTTTCAGAACCGATATCAAGCACGACATCTACGCCGTCCATCGGATACTGATCGACACCGATAAAGCCTTCTTTCTTGTTCTTGCCACAGCCCAGATCGATTTTCATAACTATCCTTTACCAAGTAAAATCTTCAATACCGAAGGCTCCGGTCATGTCGTAATGACCCACCTTCACTGAACAGTCGATAGCGCAACGGTAGCCATGCTTCCGGGCATCTCCCCAGAAGTACAGGTCTTGTGTCCCAACACCCTCTTTACCAGCAATTGTCTTGAACCACGGACGGCGCAGGCGCTCATCCTTGAACATCGACAAACGCCACAGGGTGAAGCC